TCTTTCATGCGCTCTGCCAGCGCTCCACCCACATCGATCTCGACCTTGTCGGTGAACAGCTTCAGGTGCTTGCCCAGCAGCTCATAGCCGCGCAATGCGCTGCCCGATTCAAACCGCCACTCACCGGTCGGATTGCCTTCCTCATCCAGCACCGGCACGGCCTGCTTGCAGCGCTCGATCACCTCAGTGATGCCTTGCAGGACGTACTCGGCCGTGATGCCGGTCTTCCGCGCTCTGGCATCCATCGCGGCTTGTACATATTTGGCAACGCCAACATTTGCTAACAGCCGAGACGCCTGCTCGTTCGCTGTCTTGGCGCTGTAGCCGGCCCTGATGGCTGCCTGAGTCGCGTTCAGGTCGATTAGGTACTCTTGCACGAACATGTACTGTTTCGGCGTCAGCGCCCGTTTTGGTGCCTCTGTGAGCGCTGTCGATTTAGTAATGTCTTCAAACTCCACGGTCGTCACCTGCAAATCTTGGTTGTTAGTCATCATGTTACGCTTTCCGCATCAAGTTGGTGTATCGAAACGGTAGCCATTCCGCCGGCCTTATCAACGCTGCCCCATTCGAGTGTCAGCTTTCGGATCTGCTTGTCGTCCTGCCACACGCCGGCCTTGGTTAGCGAATCAGCAATCACCTTCCATGCGTTGTCCAGATCTCGCCGGCGCCGATCAGGTGGACACAGCAGGCAACGCACCTCGATGTCGTGGTCGATGTTCACGACCTTGCCTTCATTGACCACGATATAGGCCACGTTGCGGTAATACTCTTTTGCCATGTAGGTCAGGTAATGCCTGCCCTTGGCATGTTTCCACATGTGATTTCCAGATGGTGGGTAGGGTAGGTTTAACTCCATTCAAAATCCTTTCATTCGCCTGTTCACTGTAGCGTTCACACCTTATAAAGGTGTGTGAACGCGTGAACGGTGTGCGTTCAATGCTGTTCATTACTACCTTGAACGCTCGCACCCAGTGTTTATGCGGGTTTTGAGCGTTTGTTCAAACCGTTCAGCAGTACCTTGAACGATGTCAAACTACTAACGTTCACGCTCCAAATGAACGTTTTTCTTGCCATATTTACTACGCTTTCCATACTGGTTTATCGTGGCCAAGTATGTTGTGACCAATGCGTGAGAGCGCCTGTTTTGCCTCGTCAGTAATTACCTTTTCGCCAACATAGCCATAGCGTTTCAATGTCTTCATGATCTTGTTAGCTGTGCCGCTTGAGCACTCAAGCGCCTCACCCAGCGCATGCTGAGACAGCCAACCGCGGTCGAGAATCTCTAGCACCTGCTTGGCCGTGATCGCCTTGCCGTTTGGCAGCTCTGCCACCTTGCTATTGATCAAGTCGTCAGCCACCTCAAGCACTGCCGACGTGACCGGTTCGCCGTCCTCATCAAACAAGCCTGGCAGCTCGACGCCTTTTAAGCGCAGGATCAAATCGCCTGGCAACTCGGCATCTTTCATCTTGGTGGTGCGGATCTTGACGTTGCCGCTGTCGTCCTTGCTGATCTCGTATTCAGCATCAACTGCAGCCTTTAGCGCGGAGCTGCCGCGGGCGCGTTCCATGTTGTGTCCGCTGTGATGCACGATGATCACGGTGCATTTGAAGCGCTGTCGCAACCACTTATCCACATGCGAGATGAACGTCGACATGTCTTCGGTGCTGTTCTCGTCGCCGGCCCCGAAGTTTCTGGCCAGCGTATCGATCACGATTGCGCCGGGGATCTCACCGGTTGCCATGACGCTGTCCGCAATCTGCTCAGACACGGCCCGGACAGACTCTTCATCCAGCACGGCCATCGCCCCGGCTGACTTGAACAGCCGGCCCGGTTCGATCTTGACCACGCGGTCGGTTTCCCATGCCTTGAAGCGCCGCGCCAATCCGTTGTGGCCCTCGCCTGCGATATAGAACACCGGCCCCTTCTTGACGTCATTGGAAAACCACGGCGTGCCGGTTGCAATCGAGCAGGCAATGTCCACCGCAAAGAACGACTTGCCGCCGCCGGGTGCGCCGTAGATCAGCGCCAAAGAATCGGTTTCAAAGAACCGCTTGACCAACCAGTCAATCGGCTTGATGTCCGCAATCAACTCGGACACATCAAAAAACTGGAATCCAGTCGAAATATCGCTACTTTTCTCAACAGCAAACGCATCGATGGCGGCTGCTTCGATGTCTGCCGGCGTTGCACCGGCCGCTATCCAGTCGGCCAGATCTTTGCCGGCCGCCGGGTTCACAACCTTGACGCTTTTAGCTTTGCCGCCCAGCGTCGAAATAACCCACTCTGCGTGACGTATTCCGGGTGCATCCTGATCTGGAACGACGACGACGTCAGCGCCTTTCAGAGTTTCCCCAAACTCCGGCAGCCACTTGTTGCCGGTGCCGTTGTCTGCACCCATCGCATTGCATGTAGCTACAAGTCCTATCGAGCGCGCTGCTTCGACGTCTTTCTCGCCCTCGCAGACGTAGATCGTTTTGCTTTCTGCGACCGCGGCAAGAACTTCGGGCAGCCTGTACAGCACCCGGCGCACGCCCTTGATTGACCAGACCCACTTACCGTCGACCCACGCACGCTGCCGGAAGTCTTTCGGTTCATAGCGCAGCGCCTGATACAGTAGCTCGCCGTGTTTGTCGGTGTAGCTGTACTCCGCAGTGATCTGCCCCTTGGCTAAACCAAGGTTGATCTGCACTGGCGGTGGTAGCGGTTGCTCTGGTGTAGTTTTTGCGGATGGCCACAGACTGCGGGCCTTTAGTTCTGACACCACCAGCGACTGCTCGCAGCCAGCATGACAGTGAACTAACAATTTGCCGTCTTGCTTTTCAGTGATAGAGAGGGAAGCTCGCTTGTCGTCATGCGCTGGACATTTGCACGACCATTCGTTCCCAGACTTGGTTGCCCCGCCTAAATGCTTGGCAATAGATTCTGCTGTGTGCTGCATGTTTCCGCCTTTCGTAGCCGCCAGGTTAGTTAAAGATGCCGGCACCCTAGTGGCGGAAACAGGAACCTCTGATAGCTAATCAAAGGATGGGTGCCGGCGCGTGAATTATCGCACGATGTTCCGCTAACCTCATCAGTTCAAACGAAGTCCTGCCAGTACATCGGCAGTCAGTATCAATCCTTTTTCGCTGGCGATCGTGATCAGTGCGCGCCAATGCTTTTGTGGAATGCGACCGCCAGTACCGCCCTCTTTGGTGGCTGTGCACCAGCGAGAGACGGTAGACGAATTGAGCTCGAGCGCACGGCCAACCGACCTGCGGCCACCGAGCATGCGAACAATCTTGTGAGCAGGATCTAAGGTGTTCTTTTCGACAGACATGAGTGCAACCTTTCTAACTAACAATGGTGCGAATTTAACCACACTTGACGCAATGTTGTGGGAAGCGCAACATCAAACCATTAATGCAAAAATAGCAATCATGGCGCCGTCAACAGCTGGGCAACCCGCGTCCTGTGGATCTTGCCTACTTAACTCATTGACAATACATGAAAATTTTTTATCTATTGCCGTGTGATATGTGTTGCATTTTCCGCACCACAGGAGTACATTCTCGATCACTGGCACTGCGCCAGCAACTGAACAGGAGAACTGAACATGACAACCTTTCGCTACACCGCTGAACTGATCGACAAAGAAGATCGCCAATCCTATTGGGCCGTCGTCGAGTGGAACCAAAACCCCGGCCCATTCCGCACCGGCAACCTGATCGAGCGCTGCCACAACCAGCGCGACGCCGAGGCCACCGCCAACGCCTACAACCTGATCCACGCATTTGCCAACTAAGGAACTGACCATGACTATCGCACTCGCCACTGAAACCACTGTCACCATCGACCAGCTGGTCACCGACTTCATTGCTGCCAAGGCCGACGAGGCCTCCGCGGCCAAGCGCCGCATCGCCATCGAAGAGCAAATGATCGCGCTGCTCGGCAAACGCGACGAAGGCAGCGACACGCACGAGCTGGCCAACGGCTTCAAGGTCACCATCACCGGCAAGCAAACCTACAGCGCCGACATGGAAGAGCTGCAAGAGATCTGCGCCAAACTGCCCCAGGAATTTCGCCCCATCAAAACCAAGGTCGAGCTTGATCAGACCGGTGCCAAGTACCTGCGCGCCAACGAGCCCGCCATCTGGGCCAAGCTGGCCAAGGCCATCACCGTCAAGCCTGCCAAGACATCGGTCGAGGTGAAAGCATGATATTCGACGTCGACGACCTGGTCGTATTGGTATCGATCCTATCCATCCTTGTAGTCCTGTGGTTCAACTAACTTGAAAGCTAACCATGTCATTCAACTTAAACTCAATCAAACGCTCAACTGGAATCAAAGCGCCGCGCGTGATGATCTACGGCCCACACGGACTGGGCAAAACCACCTTCGGTGCTGGCGCCCCTGCTCCGATTTTCATCTTGACCGAAGACGGCCTGGGCCGGCTCGAGGTCGATCACTTCCCGCTGGCCACGTCTTATGACGACGTCGTTGGTGCGATCTCCACACTGTATTCAGATGATCACGCCTTCGGCACCGTCGTCATCGACTCGCTCGACTGGCTCGACAACCTGGTCTGGGCCGACATCAACAGCAAGTACGACGCCAAGAAGGATCTGGCCTACGGCAAAGGCGCCGTCATCGCCGCGGACTACTGGCACGGGATCCTCGAGGGCCTAGCCGCCCTGCGTAACGAGAAAGGCATGGCCATCGTGCTGATCGCTCACACCGAGATCAAACGCTTCGACTCGCCAGAGACAGAACCGTATGACCGCTACCGGCCCAAGCTGCAGGAGCGCAGCAGCGCACTGATTCAGGAGTGGTGCGACGCCGTTCTGTTCTGCAACTACCGCGTCGTCACCCAAGAGACTGAGGTCGGATTCAACAAGGAAGTGCGTCGCGGCATCACCACGGGTGAGCGCCTGATGTACACCACCGAGAAACCCGCCTATCTGGCCAAGAACCGCTACGGCCTGCCCGATTCCCTCCCGCTGTCGTGGGAGTCATTTGCAACTGCAATCGCCAACTAAACAGGAGAACTGACATGGCATCTATTCACTTTGACGCATCAACTGTCGACCCGGCTGACACCTTCGACGTCCTGCCAAAAGGCAAGTATCTGGCAATGGCAGTCGCCAGCCAGATCAAGCCGACAAAGTCTGGCACGGGCGACTACCTCGAAATCACCTTCGAGGTGATCGACGGGCAGGCCAAGGGCCGCAAGATTTGGGAGCGGCTGAACATCCGCAACAGCAACAAGAAAGCGGAAGAGATCAGCCAGCGCCAGCTGTCGTCCCTGTGCCGCGCCATCGGCGTAATGAATCTGGTCGACACCGATCAGTTGCACAACATTCCGGTGGTGCTGGAAATCGGTATCGAAGAACGCGACGGCTATGACCCACAGAACCGCGTCAAGAGCTACAGCGCCGCTGGCGGTGCGCCTGCACCTGTCGCATCCAGCCCAGCGCTGCGAGCTGCAGCACCGGCCGCTCCGGCAGCTCCTGCAGCCTCTAGCGGTACGCCTGTGTGGAAGAAAAAAACTGCTGCTGCCTAACTGTTACGGGGGAAAGCGGATGCTGTGTGCGCGGCCCTGCGTGAAGCAGACGTAACGCGGCACAGACGCAGCGAGTACCCCACCTACTTACTACTGACCATGCCAAAACTACCTGAACCTGTGAACACGTACACCATCGCCGATGCGATCGTTAAGTGGTGGGACAAGCAGGCCGACGAGCCGCGAGCGCACCTGGGCGCGTCTGAGATCGGCAAGCCTTGCGATCGATCGCTGTGGTTTAGCTTCCGCTGGGCGACTAAGAAGCAATTTTCTGGGCAGATGAAGCGTTTGCTTAATACCGGCGTGCGTGAAGAGGCCCGCTTCCTCGAAGAGCTGCGCGGCATTGGCGCTGAAGTGTATGACCGTGACCCAGTGACAAACCTGCAGCACCGATTCACAGCAGTCGACGGCCACTTCGGCGGCAGCTGCGACGGCGTCGCACGCGGCCTGCCCGAGGGCCCCAAGAGCTGGGCCGTGGTGGAGTTCAAAACCCACAGCGCCAAGAGCTTTGCCGAGCTGGTGAAAGCCGACGTCGAGCAGGCCAAGCCAGAACACTACGCACAGATGCAGGTCTACATGGGCCTGGCCGAGCTCGACCGTGCGCTGTACCTGGCAGTCAACAAAGACGACGACACGCTGTACAGCGAGTGGATCCACTTCAACAAGGACGAGTTTGCCAGGCTGATGGCGCGCGCTGAGAAGATCATTCGCGCCGACGAGCCGCCGCCTGGCATCAGCACAGATCCGGCCTGGTATCAGTGCAAGTCTTGTGATCACCGTGACGTATGCCATGGCGAGATCGCAGCCGCCAAAAGCTGCCGCACCTGCGTGCACGCGAGCCCGGCACCCGATGCGCTGTGGCAGTGCGAAGCGCAGAAGCGCAGCCTGTCCGTGGCCGAACAACGCATCGGCTGCCGCGCTCACCTGCTGCTGCCGCCGCTGGTCACGTATGCAGAGGCGCTCGATGCGGGCCCTGACTACATCAAGTACCAGCACAAGGATGACGGCACCATCTTCGCCAACTGCACCGAGGACGCAGACAAGAGCGAAGAGAACATGGGCACCGACATCGTCGCCTGCCTGACCAGCGCCGAGCTTGAGCACGCACCGCGCTCGCTGGTCACCGACAAATTCACCATGGAGATCCGCAAGGAATTCAACGCGCGCTTTGTGGGTGGCAAGACTGCGGGGGACGTATGACAACGGACAGAGAACTGATGGCCGAAATGGTCCGGGCATGGGACAGCGGGCAGGTCGAACCAGTGCAGACAGCACTGCGCGCAATGCGCGATCGTCTTGCGCAGCCGGAGCCAGAACCCGTGGCGTGGCAATGCAGTGAATGCGGCGGCACTCATTCGCTTTGCCCGCATGAACGCAAGGACGTTCCGCTTTACACCGCCCAACCACAGCGCCAATGGCAAAGTCTGACGGATGCAGAACTGTGGCGCATTGGCTTTGCACTTGGGGAAAAAATACCAGACTTGATGATTGACCTAGATTTTGCCCGCGCCATTGAAGCCAAGCTCCGGGAGAAGAACAGTGACTGACCGCCCCATCACTACTGATGAGCTCTGGTTCCGCGACCCTGAGATTGATCCGCCACCACGCGCAGCCAGCCTGCTGCTGCTAAATCCTGGCGGCGTGCTGATCGTGGGTAACTGGACGGATGACTGCCTGGGCTGGTGCCCGAAGCCCAAGATCCCGGCCAGCATCAAGGCCAGGATGAGCGCAGCACGCAAGCTCGGCGACACCCAGACAACGGATTGGAAATGAAACTGCGCGACTACAACGAGCACGGCTACGGCTTGGACGTCACTAAGCTGCCGTCGTCCGCAAAAGACGCGGAGCTTATTGGCAGCCGTTTTTTCTTCACTGGCAAACCATGCAAACGCGGCCACGTCACACCTCGATACACCAAGGCAAGCACGTGCGTTCAGTGCCAGCGCGTGCTGAATATTAAGCGAGAAGATCTTGATCTATCCCGCGTCAATAAAAAAGCAGAACGGCATCATGCAAGGCGAACCGCGTACGAGGCCGGTCAAACGACATACACTCCAGCAGAGCCGTGTAAACACGGTCACATGCTGCGTTGGGTTTCAACAAACAACTGCGTTCAATGCGACACAGACGCAAGGCAGCGGCACAAGATAAGCGGCAAGTTATCCAGAATTAAAAAAGAATACGGTCTAAACAAAGATCAATACTTTGCGCTTGTTGCCAAACACAACGGCCGCTGCGCTGTGTGCATGGAACAACCGGAGTCCAATTTTTCTTTGCATATTGATCACTGCCACGACACTGGAAGTGTGCGCGGATTGCTATGCCAACAGTGCAATCAGGGCATCGGATTATTCAAAGAAAATCCTTCGCTTATGCAGGCTGCTATCAACTACTTGCTGACGAAATGAAACTTCGACCATATCAAGAGCAAGCAATTCAAAGTATTTAT